CGGAGACAGCGAAGAATATGAAATGACACTTAGGCGTGTAAAAAACTGAATGGGGTTCATAATGTCACCACACACCAAACAACGCAGGCGGGCGATTAGGAATTCGCCGTTCGTACACGAGAACAGCGAGCGGGACAATTGCGAGGCGCTGTTGGTAATCGTCTCGGTCGTGCTGACGGCCGCCATTATCGCCGTAATTGGCTTCCTCTTTGTATCCTGCGCCCAGGCCGGCGAGGACAACTTCGGCCGCCACTACGATGCGGGGGCGTCATATTCGGCAGACGTTGAACAGATCGCGGGGTTCAGGCTCTGGAGCATTCGGGCGGAAGACCCGGACAACTGGATCGAGTTGAAGGTCGGTAAGGATACCGGGACGGCGAACGTCGGGGTCATCATAGCCGGGCAGCGCAATTTCTCTTATGTGGTCGGCCTCGGCGCACACGTAGATGACGGCGTTGGTGTGAACGCCCACCTTGGGGGCATGAAAACTGTTGGGAAACTGGCAATTCATGGCGGCTATGACACCAATCCGGGGTCTTTCACGTTCGGAATAGGGTGGTTGTTGTGGTGAAACTGAAAATCGTTAGCGACGGCGGACCGAAAAACACTAAAGTCATTGACGCCGAAACTGGCGAAAGCCTTGTCGGCGTGACTGCGATTGAATGGGAAATATCATACGGAAATCTTGCAGTTGCCACGGTAACAATAGAACAAATAGAGGTTGATCTAACCGGGCGGGCAATAATTCCCGGTGTTTGGCACAAGACGATTGGTGATCGTCCCCGTGGGTCTTTTGAAAAACTTCTCGTCTACACCACGGATAAGGGAATTTTTGAAGCGTCATTTCACAACGGCACGTTTTTCACAAATCTCGGGAGTGACTTTCATCCGGATCTATGGATGATCATTCCAACGCCACCCACATACAAATAGGAAAAAGCCTCCCTGGTCCGCAGTTAGCGGAACGGCCAGGGAGGCCAATCGGGGATGCTCAATCAGGCAGTGACTTTTACCCCGTGCTGAGATGCGAATCCAGCCACCACAAGATAACACACTTTCAACTCACCGCAACCAACCCCGGAACTCAGTATTTCACCGAGTAGAGCGGTACCCCGAGCACGGTGTCCCCGCTGGCCGTGTTGACCCGGAGTTGGGTTACGGCCGCCTTCAGGTGGTATCGACACGGGAACGCATCTCGGAACCCGGTAGACGAGGCCGCCTGGATCGCCGTAACAGACATCGTATCAACAGAAACCGCAGCGATGCCCGTTGAGTCGCCGTTCACATACAAAGCCTTTAAGGTAAACGGTTCGTTGGCATACAGAAACCACCCGCTTGGCATGGCCTTGATGGTTGCCCAGTCCCCGTTCCGGCTGCTAGGATCAGCAATATCAAACAGTTTCGGAACCTGGATGATTCGCGGCCCGAACCACTTAGCCGCAGCCACGCCAGAGGCCTTGGTGAAAGATGAGTGAACAGTATCGAGTGCAGCGAAAGAGTAGATGCTGCCGATAGCATCGTACTCCGTTGGTGGCTGTTGTGCCATTGACCCAAGGGCAATCAGGCAAACAGCCATTGCGATAAAGAGAATTCGTTTCATCGTAAACCTCCGTCAGTGTCAGTCATTTCGAACCTTTTGGCCGACCGGCCGCGATTAGTCCCGTTTGATCGTGTTCGTTGCCCCACTGGACAGGACATGCCAGAGAAGGCCAACGGCGCCAGCAGCGGCGCCCAGGGTCGCGGTCGGCCCATCGCACAACTTCAATAAGATTTCACAGACCGGCTCCATCCACTCGGGCGGTAGCACCGTTGCCAGGACCGCCGGCGTGCCCATTGCGGCCACAGGGCTGAGTGTCTTGTGAACCGCGTAACCGGTCTTTTTCTCAACCCACTGTCCACCCTTTTTGACCGCCGCACCGCTGCCAACCGCAGATGCAACCAAGACGGCAGCACCAGGACCGCCGAAGTGGTTTGCAGCAATTGGGGCCGCCGTGGTCAGTGCTGTGGTCAGGATGCTTTTGAGTTTCACTATTTTACCCCCGGAATAAATGCGTTGCCCATTCCATCGGGCAGAAACCAGACCCTATCTTCTGCAGTGAACTTGAACGTGTCCACCTGCGAGTATGCGGCCGGCGTTGCGATTGCGGTTGCGGTTGCCTTGATGTGCCTGCCGTATTCACTAACCCGCATGTAGCGGCCTCCGAGTTCGTCCACCACCTCCAACATCCAAAGGTGCTCCTCAGAATCAACGCCCTCTGCATATGCCCCGGTCGGAGCAGTTTTGAAGTCATGCCAGAACAGAGACAACACCCCGCGACCATCTCCACGAATGTGGTTAATCGCCCGGCGCATGTTGTGCTTTACGTCCGCCTCTGTAATTGTCGTGTTTGCCAACTCTCCGACGATAGTATTGACGCCCATTGTGTACGGGAGCCCAAGCATGTTTCTTGGCTCGCGCTGGTTGGGCCACGCCCGACCAGCAAATAAAGAGTCGGTAGCCGCAGGCCGCTCGTTGGAAATAAACCGATAGCTGAAGTCCCCGGTGACGTTTCCACCTGCGGCCTGCCCGACCCTAACCTGTACATACCCCATGTCGGCAACGGCCCTCAGAACGAACGGCGATAGCTCGTTATTTGGTAGCGCCATTGATTTAGCAAAGTATGGATCGCTACGCCGTTGATTGCCATCAAAGCTATCTGCGCGGGCATAGAACCACTCAGGAGTTGCGTCGAACTTGAGTGAGTCATACAAGGCGGAGGTTGTGTCCGCTGGTTGCCACTCTCTCAAGCCCTCGGTTTGCAGGTGGTATCTTGAATGAGGCCCAATCTCCATGCGGTCCCGATCCAGCCATGTCATCAAGGAGTCCATGTCGGTATATCCGGCGACGCCAAAGTGCCGCTCAGAGAAGAACACCGTCAGTGCCCCGCCGTGGCTTTTCATGTTCGACACATACTGGGTATTGGCCGCAAGCACCCCGTCGTCAGTAGACATGGCCATAACCCATTCGGAGGTTCCGAAAGGCTTCTGATAGCGTTTTGTGATGTACTTAATCGTGATCCACGGAGATTTGTTGACGTTGGTTACAACCTCATCCCACCCGAACGTGCGCCATTGCTGGGTGGTTGTATTCTTCTCCCCGCCAACAAACAGGAACCCATTATTGACCGCGCCATTAACCGCCCCCTGTACGCAATTTCTCAACGAGGCGTGATGAGCAACATCGGTTAGAAGGAACGGATCTGCTTCTGTTCCACCCGAGATGTCCCAATAGTCACCCCAATCCCAATAGTAATCCCTTGCCGCTAACTCAGGCACCCAAGGGTCAGAGTTTGACGCCGCCCAATCTGGGTCGCCACCCCTCGTTGACACTTGGCGCTGCCAAGATGCGTGTGCGTTGTTGGGCCACGAGGTAATGCCCTTTGACCCGTACCACTCACTGTCATTAGGGTTGGTCATCAGGACAGAATACAGTGAGTCGCCAAGCGTGAACCCGCTGGAGCCCCAGGCCACAGAATACCAATCAGCCGAGGCAATAGTGCTGTTTGCCGGTATATAGTCCTCAACGGGGATGTACACCAGCAACCCACTCAGCCCAGAATACGCTCCGATGTTGATGTCGTGCGCCAGCGGGGAAGACCCAGAAATGCGGGGAGGCGGAACGATGTTGTGCCAGTTGTTCCCAGTGTCGTAGCCAATGGCCGTTGCTGAGTCAACAATACCATAGGCGAAGGTTGGGACATCCTGCCCCGTGCCTAATTCATAGACAAAATCAGCTGCCGCTACATCGGTGTTGTGCTGTGCTATGCTGTGGTCTGCCGTTGCGTCCATTGTGAACACGATAGTGAAGGTGTCATAACTCGCAGCAGCAGAACCGCCGGCGTAGCTTCCAACCTGCGAGTAATACCCGCCCCGGTAACTGCCTGGCGCAACGTCATGACCCCCATCGCCGCCAAACATTAGGCCCATGGCCACCGCACCAATAGCAGCGAACGATCCTATCAGTTTTCGTTTGTCCATGTCAGAATCACCTCGGAGGCGGTCCCCAGAACGACCGTGACAGAATCAGCACTGGTGCCAACCGTGGAGAACGGGCGGGGAATGTTTGCCCGGAGGCCAAAAGTCAGATCCCCGAAATCACCAGAGGGCCATTTGCGCTTCAGTCCGTTGGGGTCGGTACCGGCGCCCTCGGTAGAGTCAACAATGACGATAGTCGCAGTGCCATCGGCCAGAACCTCAAGCATCACTGGCCCGAGCGCAGAAGTGCTGGCGAACCTAAACCCACTATCTCCCGTGATGACCTTTTCGCCCTCGGGCGTGGCAAATGAGTCAACAGCAGTAATCGCCACAGCGAGCAGCGACAGAATCAACAGAATGCGTTTCATGGAAAACATCCCACTGTCCGGCGGGTTTTGATGATATGGACCAAAGTCTTACTTTAAACTTTGGATGGCGTCAACGCTAGATTGACGGTCATGATCGATGGTGTTACCCTATCGGAATGGACGCCGTTTTGCAACCGGCACAAAGTCCTGGGGCTCGTTTCTGATGACGAGCCCCACCAAAACATCAGGAGCGCCGCCAATGAAGCCAATGCCAGTCAATCCCACATCATCACAGAAAAAAGAATATCGCATCTTTTGCTCTCAATTCGGGCTAAAGCCGTGCTGGGCCTGTCGCGAAGTAAAATCGCTAGAAGGATTTAATGCACGCGCGAACGCACAAGACCGCAAACAGGCGTCGTGCAGGTCATGCGACAATTCCAAAAAAAAAGAATGGTGTAAGTTAAACAGAGAACGCGACATGGCAAGCAAGCGGGATTGGACAAAGGCGCACCCGGAGCGCGTGGCCGCTGGGCAGCTCCGATACCGAACGGCCAACCCAGAAAAACGTCGAGCCAGGAGAGCCGTCAGCGGGGCGGTCCTCGCCGGTAAGATGGTCCGACCTGATCATTGCTCCGAATGTGGCGCCAAATGCATCCCCCACGGGCACCACTCTAACTATGACAAGGACCATTGGCTAGATGTGGAATGGTTGTGCTCTGGTTGCCATGGTAAAAGACATAGAGGCCGTCCTGCTCTTTAGTAGGCCAGCCGACAAAGACAGGTGGAACCTGTTCCACCGGCCGGCCCCAAAGGACTATCGGGCAGAATGTTCTTAATCGTGTCCGACTGCAACGTCCTGATATTCGGCCAGGACGTTCTCCAGGGCCAGCGCGATTTCGGAGCCCTCGATCAGGTCGATGGTGCCGTCAGCTACGGCATCGATGATCTTGTCAGCGAGCGCGTCCTGAGCGGCAGCGGCCTCTTTCATTTGAACGGCGTGAGCCTTGATCTTCTCTACGTCCTTTTCGGCCAGGGCGGCCTTGATCTGCGCAGCGATCATCGGTACGAACGACGCCAGGCTGCCCAGCTTGCTCATGGCTCGATCCCACAGTTTTTCCAAGTAACTTTCACCCATCATTCAACCTCCGGTTATTGAAATAGACGGTTAACGTCCGATTGACCCACCCAAGAAAGAATTTCTTGCGGCTGGATCGTTTGATGGTCAGGGAAACATAGAATTGAATCCTTCGCAAGGCGAATTCGGCGGCCAACAGCTTGAACGATTTAGCGTGGTTGACCGAATAGAGGGTCATTGGTCCGATAATGCCGTCCGTGCGGGCGCCTGAGGCCGCCTGTAGCGTCTTGATCGCCTGCTTGGCCCCAGACATCACCCCAGCATCGAACAGCAGAGAGGCCACGGCCTGGGGGTGGATCTCGTCACATTTGAGGGGGTGCCAGAAATCTCGCCAATAGATCTCGGAGGCCCGGAGCCGAGTCATATTGGGAATGTCCTCGTCCGGGTATGACCTCGCCGAAATGCCCCACTTGGTAGCACCGCCGGGATCATCAGGATCATCAACAAACGCGCCCTCTCGGTCCATTAAACCACCGATTTCTACCTCAAAGTCAGCCATTATCCGGCTCCTTCATGCCTTGCGAGCCTATCGCCATAATCATCGAGTTTTTCACCATGCCTATTTAGGCGGCTGCAGTTGCTCTTTATCTTGGTATCGGCCCACCCCTTCCACTGGCTTGCCTTCTGCACCTTGGATATAAGGACGGTAAACCCGACCAAAGACGTTACTATATTTCCGATTAGCGCAGCGATCAGGACAGTGTTTTCCACGGGATGGCCTTTCTAAATGGTTATATCGTATTTCTCTGCCAGATGAGCCTCGATCAATTCGATTGTAGCGTCGGAATGTGCCGTTTGGAAAAGGTGGAATTCCGCATGGTCCCCGCGTGTGCCGGCAAACGTGCCGCCGGAATCTGCGGTGAGCCCGAAGGTCCCAGTATTATCTATCTGCCGCGCAACGTATGACAACCCCGTTTCTATGTCGGCTCCGTTTTTCCTTATCTTCGACCCGGTTGTTTTGAGCACAAAAACAAGTATCTGCCACCCGGCAGCAAAGGCCTGCGTTCCCCTCCAAAGGCCATCATAAAACTGGTACGTGTTGAAGGCTCCGCCGCCCGAGGACACCGAGAAAATTATGTCACTGGCCCCGTTGCAGTCCAACAAATACGCCGAAGCCGCTGCGTAGTCTCCGGTTATGTTCCCAGCGTAATAGAAGGTATAGTTCTTAGTCCCGCTGGTCCCTATCTTGTTGTAACCGGAATTGTTGTCGTCCACAAATTCCATGCCGTCAAACGTGTTTGAAAGAATAGTCGGCCACCGTTTTCTAACATCCAGGGCCATCTTTAAAGGCGCCGGCGGAGTGCCGCGAATGTGCTCCACGGCGTTGAAATAGTTTCCGCTTTCATCCCACCATCGGTCTATTGAGCGCGGGCGGTCCCTTTCCATCACCGTGGCCGGGAATGCTGTTACACCATCGAAATTGTCGCCTATGCTATTGGGGCGAAGCGAAAGAGTCAGGAATATGTTGTCCGCATAACGCGGACTTTTACCGGCCAGTCCGTGCAGCTGCAGGAACCGCGCACTGGCCAGCATGGTGTTGATGTCCACGGTTTTCTCAGTACAAAGAAAGCTCTCTGTCCCGTCGTACCCAATCCCTGAAAAGTGAACAATATCGCCGGAATCAAAGTTAAGGTGCGACCAGTCCGCGAAATCCACCTCTATCTCTGCCTGGTCGTCTTTCCAGAACGCGATATCAATGTGGTTCAGAACGTCTGCCCGCTTCACCTGGTATGGAACATCTACCGAGACACTCCTCAGGTCGGCATCCGACCCCACCTTCTGTCGAACCGAGTTTATGGTGTCCCCAGCGTAGTTTTGCGGCTGGCCATCCTGGAGGTCGCCAGCACTGAGTGGAACAACCGTCTGCTTTATGGAATTCCCGTAGCGGCAGACTATTTCATCCAGGGTGTAGCGATCTGTCGGCCTGTTCAAATAAGAGGCGACAGATTTTCCAGTCAGGTCGATGACAGACGGCCTGTCGGACAGCCCAGACCTGCGCGGGATAACCTCCAGCTGCATATAGCCGCCCGAGGCCGCCGGGCGGATCACCAGATAGTCCGGCGTGTTTTCTATGACCGTTTTTATTTGTTCAGCTATAGAGACACCGACTTTTCTGATCACGATCAGCGGCGCGGGGTTTTCGTCATAGTAGTCGCTTGCATCCTGAAAAGATGTCTGGTTCAGGTAATCCTTAAGGACTATAGGCGATGGGACGTGGTGAGAGAGCCAAGAAAACAACACCTGAGCCGGGTCTTTACCCTGCCAGCAAAAAGCAGAATATGCAAACAGGGAATAGGTCGTTCCCCCGGTAGTTTTCCCGTTGTGGGCGATCAGACAGTCTTTCGTATCCGGTTGCACAATATCGTGGGTTGCAAGAGGATTGTACGATCCAGAAATGTTCTCTTCTAGCAACGGCCACTCGTTCAGATAATCCAGAAATGAGAACACTTCTGTTTCTACGGCGGTGGCGTGAAACTGCGATAGTTTGTCTGCATCTTTGGAAAAGAATATTTCCTGGACGTCCTGGTCCTCGCTGATCCCGTTTATGAATCCGCTTGAGTTTTGCAGAGTTATGCTACTGGCCCCCGTGGTGACGCCCGACCATGAATGCGCCAGGGCCAGGATAAAGGGGTCTGTTACGCTTGCCCAGTTGCCAGCAGAAATAGCCATTACGTCAGGCCCCTATTAACGCCCGTGTCCCCGCCTATGCGATCCGCACGGCGCCAAACTCTTGAAGTTGCCAATGTGAGCGGGTGTTCAAAAACCAAACCCAGGATCTTGCTGTCCATGTATTCGGGCTCTTTCAAAAATCCGATGAAGTCAATCCACGTCGTTCCGGATACCACAACAACAAGCCTCAGTACTGTACTGGCGAGATCAGATGCCCCGTTCGGGAACGCAGTTCCGCCGAGATCAAAATATCCACTGGAGTTATCCACGTCTATTGTGGTCACCGGGAACGTCAAGTCGCCGCGCTCTTTCGGGTGTTTGTTGTACACCTCTGTTTTTATTGACCCCCACCTGTCAACCATGGCCGTGATATCGGTCAGGGCGATGGCATTATTGTCGATGGTTAGCGTCCTGGTGATCCTGTGCCTCAGGTTCAAATCAGAGAAATCGATAGCCTGCTGGGCTGTGAGCCTGTCTGCCATTATGGCGTCCCCTCCTGGCGGATCATAGCTGCAAGGCCCTCGGCGGGCCCGAGTTCCTTGAGCACAATGGTCGCCCGCCAGTGCACGTCTCCCGCACCCGAGTCGGAGACCGTGTTGGGCACCCAATCCAAAGATTCTATGAGCAGCTTCTTGCCGAACATCGGCTCTATAACACCGCGCCCGGCGCCCTTGAAATAGGTATCGTAGTGGTCGACCACTTCGGCGGCCGTCCATTCTTTGGCGTCACACCTGAGGTGAGACATTCCTGACTCGTCAAGGCTTCGCAGGCTGTCGGTTCCGATCACAAGCGCGTCACCAAACCCTCTTGGGTTCCAATCAATTAAACCATTATCCGGGTGCGGCGCGCCGTTAACATAAAGAGACACGCCAGACGGGCCGCAGGTAATAGCGAAATGCAGCCACTGCCCGTATTCTATTGAAAATGTACTGGTGAGGTTCGAGAAATTAGCATCCAAGAATGATGAATCAACAAGCGATATCCTGTCCACGACATCGGAAAGAACCCTAAGCCTGTCCGCGCCGTTTCCTATATCGCAAAAGGTCAGATCGTTCTCTGCCCACCTCCCAAACCAAGTAATTGTAATGTCCGTGAACATGTGCCCGGCAGAATCCGAGTTCTGTATCAGGTCACTCACAGAAGCCGCCTCAGACCAATCTAGTACTTTAGGCGCACCCACATTCGTGCTGTTGTCGCTGCCAATGAAGACAGGACCAATAATAGCAACCTGGGATTCACTGGCCGTGCTGTCCACGAATGTTAACGAGAGTCGGCCGGTTGTATTGCCGGTTGTGTTCTCACCGCCGAGTTTGATTAACTGAGGCGTACCATCACCAAGCAACGTCACCGTGTCATAAACGGCGGTCAGGGGATTATCGGAAAACAAAAGGGTCATGTTGCCGGTCCATGCGATATACAGGGATGCGACCGCTGAATCTGTGGCATCAAGGCCGGTTGCGGTGTGGACTATCGATTCACTGACACCGCTACCTGGTGATTCAACCAGAACTACGCCCTTACCGTTGGTCACTATGCGCTTGGATAATACCGGCGTCAGAATGTCTTCCGTGTATGTCATCACCGGCGTCCCAGCCGCAACGGTCCACCCGTGGCTTGCACTATCCGGGTGCGGCTTGGTTGCCTTATTCGCCTGCCCGGTTTGCGTTCTCAGGTATCGAGACCACGCGCCACGGAACCCAAACTGTGGCTCATCGTCGTCAACAACACGGAACACCAGGTCTGTTTCATCCCATAGGTAGGCATCGTTGGCGCGGGTGTTTGCCATGGTCTTGCGCCCAGTGAAGTCATCAAGCGACCGCTGCAGGGGGAATGACCACCGCGTATCGGGGCCCATGTTGGGGCAGAAATAAACGGTTCTGTCGTCAAGCTGCAGGCGCTCGATCTCTGCTTTTTTGTCGGCGTTCACAAAGTCGATGGTCATTTCGAGTTCCGCGAGTTTTCGGCGGGCGACCTTTGTATCGTCCCCGGTGACGGCCTCGGTGAACTTATCGCGGCTCTCGAAGGCGCCCGCACGGGGGATTCCTGCACCTTGCTGGTTCGGCTCCACAAGCTGTATCTCGGTCACAGGGAACCCCAAATATGGATAGCCCGTGGCGTCCTCAGAAAGCCCGACAAGTGTGGGTTTGAACGGCATCTTTACACCTTGTGCCTTGAAGATCTGTTTTCAGCTTCATCTACCGAGTCGACGAGCAGGTTCTGTTCTTCGCGTCTGAATGGGCGTATGGCCTGCACTGTGAGGCTGTCGTTGCCACGCCTGGCCCTGTTCCGTCTGGCCGGCGGGGGCTTTGTAGATGCGAATTTACGCGCCCTGTCGATTGCGTCCACCTGCGTGCGTGGGATCATCACCTCGCCACCGTGACCCAGAACCAAAGACCTGTCAAGGCCGGGCGCCCCAGGGACAACCATGGCGGGCATGTCGAAGCCACCACCCCCGGGCATGGCCATGCCGAACGCGGCGTTTGGGATCGTGCCGCCAAAGGCGTTGCTTGTTCCCGTCAGTCCACCAACAAGGGCCCCCAGGAACCCGCCACCGCCACCAAAGGCGGCCATCAGGGCCTTCGCCACCAGCAAGCGAGCGATGATCCGGGCAATGTCACCCAGGATGCCGGCGGCCATGCTCTTGAACGCACGCCCCAGCATGAGCGGCCCCTTGGTCAGCCCAAGCATGTGGGCGCCGATGTCAGTTGCCACCATGGCAAACGAATCGCCGATAGAGAAGGCCATTTGGGCGAAATCCTCGGACGTGAACTCTGCAAGGCTGGCCACCTGCTCTTTGAGGTCATCGAGCCTTTCTTTTTCATCTTGGGCGGCCTGGTCCGCAATCTTTTTCTTTTCTCTTTGCCTGCTCTCAAATTCGTCTAGTTCTTTACCCGATGCCGGGCCGAACTCCTCATCCTCTGCACGAATTGGTTTTTCCCGCTCAAAACCTGTTTGAATCACGGTTTCAGCCGGGACCAGCGCCCTATTTGCCGCATCCATCAGGGCCTTGATCTCGGCTATCATTGCGGCAATGTCTTCTTTTGCGCTGGCCGCTGCGGCCCCTATGCGGTCGATTACGTTTGGCGCATCACCAGTCCCCTCAATTTCCTGCCTTGCCTTGACCCACAGTTCCGCGAACTCCCGCAGAGACGCCAAGTCAGTAGTGTCCGGGGCGAACCGCCTTTTTTCCTTGAAGGATGCGATGAACTCGGCGTCCTGTTGCCATATCTTCATCTGCTCGGTTACTTTTTGGTCAAACGCTCGCTGGTCAAGGGCGGCGTCCATCTCTTTGAGGCGATCCCCAACAAAACCGAGGGCAACGGCCAAAGAGGACGCACCAGGGACCGCTTCAATCAACTGGTCAATATACGCCTTCCAGAGCGGCGCCCCGTTCTGTGTTTCGGTGGCAAGGAATCTGATCATCACGGCAGTATCGCGGACAACGCCGACGACCTTTGTGAACACTGGCAAAACGGAAGTGCCGGCGGTGATTACCAGCGCATCAAGAGCGGCCCGCGCCTGTTTCGACTGAAGGTCAAACGTCTCGCTCATCTTCTCAAACGCTTCTTCGGTCACCCCAGCAGCGTTCGCCATGGCCGTCAGGTTCTCAGCCATCAGGTCTACATTACCGGCCACCTTTGCGGCCACACGGAGGGCCTCAACGCTCGGGATCAGCTTGCGGAGTTCGGCCAGGGATTCGCCGGAAGCGTTGCCAACATCGATGATCGATTGCATGAATCCTTTGCGGATATCAATGCCGGCCTCAAGCATCGCGTCTGAAGCCTCTTTTGTCGGGGCGGCTATCGCCAGGATCAGCGCATTGAGCCCGGTGATCGCCTCTGTTGTTTTCACCCCGGAAGCGGTGGCCGTGGCCATGGCCGCTCCCAACTCCTCCAGGGAAACATTGGCCGTCTTGGCCGTACCGAACAGCTTTCCAAACCCTTGCCCAAGCTGATCGATTGTCGTTTTTCCCTTGCGAACCGTCTGGAAAAGGACATCAACAACCCGGCCCGACTCTTCCGCCCCCAGTTCGAGGCCGCCGAGGGCATCTGTCACAAGGTCGGCGGCCGTAGCGATATCAGACACGCCAGCAACGGCCAGCTTGCCGGCGGCATTAAGGACCATCGCTGATTCTGCAGCATCGGTGAAACCAGCCGATATAATATCGTACCTGGCCTTGGTCATTTTCCCAACGGTTTGCCCGAAATCCACAGAAAGCTTGAGGAGTTCCTCGCGCATGTCCTCAATCGCGGGCGTAACATCCCCATCAAGCAGGGTCGAAATCTCGGCCATGCCCTTTTCAAACTGGCCAGCACGGACGGCGGCAACGGTCAGGGCGGCCGCTGAGACCGCCCCGAACCTTGCCATCATCTGTGTAGCTGATTTGAAAGCGGGAAGAGCGTTGTTCTTCCCGTTGATTACTACTTGGAGGACATTACTTGTAGCAGGCACTGCAATACCACCATTTGCATTTGTTCGATAGTCTTGCCGCCCCCGAGGGCCTCCTGCATGATACCCAGCGCCGCCGTCATGTCTTTGCCCGTGAATCTACGGGCTGAGGCATAGTCAATGGCGACATCTGTCAGGCTGTGAACGCTCCGGAGATATTGGCTTGGGCTACCGACCGAGTAACGGTGGCAAATCAGGTCAATCGCTTCCGCGTTCCCCGTTAGCAGGAAATCGACCAGCAGCCTCAGCGTCTTTCTTGGGGTTCGACAGTTCGATGATTTCCCCGCCAATGAAATTCAAATCCTTTATCGTCAGCCTGGCCATGAACTCTTCGGGAGGCGTCGGTTCAACGAGAGATTTCAAAACCAGCGACCTGATCATTTTGAGCTGGTCGGCGAGGCTGAATGCCTCCCACTGCTCGGACGCCATTTTGCTGATTTCCTTCTCGCTGTCCTCGGACGTCGCAATGGCCCGGTTCACTTCATCCATCGGGAAATCGTACAGAGAGAGCAGGTCCTCTGGCGCGATCTTGGAGATCTTCGCCCTTACGGGCTCTCCAATCTCGGCGGACAAATCAGGCAGAGTCACGATCTTTGTGGTTGGCGACTTGGTGTTGATCTCGCCCATGCTCAGAATTTTTTCATCATTACTCATGGCTTGTCCGGCCTTTCTGTTAGGTGACAATCGTGCCAGTGGCGTTGATCATCGTGAGGGCCAATCCCTCGGTTATCATCCCGTCAATCGTGAGTTGATTGATTCCAGGATCTTGCGCAGACGGGAACGCGGCCGTGATAAAGGCCTTATTCCCGGCTATGGAGTGATCGTATTTCGTGGCGCCGACGATGATGTCACCCTGATGTTGCAGGGCCAAGCCGACGATCTCGTTACCGGCGATGTAGTCCTGAACGAAGGCCTCGGTGTCCTCGCTGGTGGCATCGTTGTGCTCGCAAACCAGTGAGAAGCTTGCCACGGGGCGTCCTTCGATAACCGCTTCTTTGAACAGGGCCTCGCCATAATGCTCGCGGGCGCCATCGCGGGGGACCTCAAACTCAATCGTGCCGGAAAGCACCGTGAAGGTGTTTCCGCCGAGTTGCAGAAGCACCTTATGGGCGGGTAGCACGGGTTTGAATACGGGGAAGCTCGCCACAGTCGCGGCGCCGAAAGAAGTCCCGGTCCCCAGCATGTCGAAAGTCGTTCTCAGGATCTGGCGGTTGGCAAACTCAATCGTTGCCTTAGTGACGTGCATACCCAGGAAAGTCTGCTCGCTGGTTCCACCGATCCCGCGCACGGCCTCAATCGAGATGCCTACCGGGAACGAATTTGTGGAAGGGACGAACGTAAAGGCATGCTGGTGGGCACCCGCTACCGGCGTGTCGACGCCGAATACGTAGGTGCCGAACAGGCTGTGCCAATACAACTCATGTCCAGTGTAGATCGAGGAAAAGACAACCGAACCCTCATTGCGGCCGGCCGAATAATAGACATCATCATGCCAGCCATCGGTCAGACACTCAGACATGAACGGATCTTTGACGTGCCTAAGGGTCTCGGAGATCATGCAGGAAAACAGATCTATCGTTCCCTTGACGCCAAACGTGACTTCGCCGCCGTAGCCGATATGGCTATTGATTCCTTTTCCCAAACTCATTTCGCACCTCCGGCAGGCTTTGCGGCCTTTTCAGGCTTGGTGTGGTCTTTCTCGCCATTAGCGAGGTAGGCCGCTGTTTCGTCCGGGCGGTTTTCGTTGAAGTCCTCGAGGGCCTTTGCGCTCTTCTTGGCCCGCTCTTCGTGCCTTTTCTTGACTGCGGCAACGCGGTCATCGATGGCCTTCTGGTATTCCTTTAGGCCCTCGGTGATTTCCCAGCAGCCGCCCAAGGGGTAACCATCGGGAACGCGCAACTTGACCTCTTCGCCGAGTTTGGCGGTCTTGCCCGCGAAACCGGGAACGGTCACTTCGGGAAAAGGCCCCAGGTATTTGGCTTTCACGATCATGGGTTTACCCCTCTGTTAATCGCCACCACAAGGCGAAACTCAGCTACTAAGTACCCCTTGTTTATAGTGGAAAACGATTCCATGTCAAACACTATTGGGGCTGGGTTGGCAAAAAGTACCGTCCCCTGCCCTGCGCCGTCCGGCATTGTTTCATTGCCATAGATTGCCGAGTGAATATCTGCCATCAGTGCGGTGCCCGCCCGGTAGAGGGCCTCGCGCCCTTGGGATGTCTTGACGTAACCCCAGACGAAAACAGGCCAGTCAAAGTAGATCTTGCCTGTATCTCCATCGCCACCAAAGAATTGCTGGGCAGGCTCAAGATCACCGAGTTCAACCCGAATGGATGGGAATTCGCCGTCCGGGATGCCGTCCACCACATCGGCACCCATCGAAACCTTGGGCGTGGTGTTGAACCCGTCTGCCCTGGTGATGGTCTTCAGGGTCCGCATGATGCCGTCAATCGCCCGCTGTAGGCTGTAATCGTCCACATTAGTTGACATTTGGAGCCACCCCCCTGCGGTTGGCCGCCGGCAAGACGCGCCCGGTTTTCAGGGTTCCCTTGATTGATGCCATGACATGGGCCCTGATCAGTTTCCTGACCCTCGGCGACCTCTCGCGCAAGGCGCGGCTCATGTACGGGCGGCGCGGGATCTTGACCTCCCGGACGGACACGAATCCGCCGTCCTGCCCTTTGAACATCAAAAACCCGCCAGCCTTTTTCGGCCGGATGGTGCCGCCGAATTCGTGGATCGGGGCGTATTTGACATGGGTCCCGACGATGCCTACCACCGTGCCGCCCCGGTCAAACACCTCACCCTGGATCGACCGCCACAGATCTCCGGACCTTCGCGTGAGCACCTTGCCGTCTACCAGGTCCTTCGCCCGGGCCTGGACGTCGATCACAGATGCCCAGATGCCCGCCCTGAGCCCCCGCGCAAAGGCCTTCGGCATCATCGTGCGCCAGACCCTGAGTTTTGCGTCAAGGTCCACCACACCAATGCTTAGGGCTCCTGATTTGCGGGGATCAGCCATCAGACAAACCATGTCCTTTTGTGGCGCTTCAGTTCCTTGACCGTGACTTCATCGAAATCTGTAGCCGAGTAGGTGATGGACGTTTCGCCCTTCGACTCGGCGCTGATGCCGTGTTTCTGGTCCTTCCAGCGTTTCCACTTGGCGGCGATGGCATCCAGGGCGATCATCTTCAGGTTTTCCAGCCGGTGGTCCCCCGCGGCAAAGCCCGCCTCATATATCACCTCGGCGGCCTGCTCGACATCGGAGAAATTGCGGGTTTTCAGGGTTATTAGGCCCATCTCGCGGTCGTACCACATGTCATCGTTCGAAAGGTCGGTGCCCGGACCGGTCAGGACGGTCGGGGTTGTGTCGTGCGGTAGCAGGGTGACAGACACCAAGTCTTGAACTGGAGCATTGCACAGATACAGCTTGGCCTCGCCATAGCCCCGGTAATATTCGGTGAGTTGCTCGCCTGCAGTGTGCAACATGTGATCCCGGCCCATCAATGCCAGCATCAGGCCGGTTACCCCGTTGATGTGCATTTTCAGCAGATCCCCGCCGTCTGCCGGGAAGCCCTGGTCCTGGAGGTATTTCTTCGCCTGGCTGACTGTGACTGGCGCCTGTCCATGTAGGGTGATCGCCATGCTACACCTTCGCCCGTTTGGTGACCCTGAGGATGAACGGTTTGGTTACCAGGTTGCCACCGTTGAAACCCTGAATCTCGAATTCGCAGATCAAATCCCTTGGGCCGTTGGTCACAACTGCGGTCGCGGCGCTCATCTGGACCTGCACCTTTCCATCTGAACCGTCCGTGAAAAACGCTGATGCGATTGCGCTTACAACAGCAACGCCGTCCTCGTCTGTGGCGTAGAACAGCTTGTCACCAGACGCCGAGGACAGATCATCAGCCACACCATCAGAGGTGATCGTATGCCGCAGGATAGCCGCTGTCGAGTCCTCTGGGATCTCGAATACAGGCATTGACTGGAAATATTCCTGGCTCAATTCACTGCCTCCACGCGCCCGCCTGCAACCGCAGCGCCGTCGATAGAACCGCCGACCACTTGGCCACTGATCGCTTGAAGGGACCGGCCGCCGATGACAGATCCTCCGTCAAGAGTACCGCCGACAACCTGACCTGAGATCGCTTGCTCGCCCCTGGTGCTCAGGGGGTACGGAGCCGTGATGCTTCCACCATATACCAAATCCTCGGCAGCGACCCCATCGGCCAGCAGAAGATTGAGCATGTGGAGGGGAAGAAGCACTAGTTGTCCTTTATCAGCCCACCGAACGAGCCGATGGCTTTGGTGTTGTTTACGGTGGCTGTAGCCCTGATAAGCATGTCTGTTTTTTCGGGGATTGCATCCAGCGTTGTAAACGTGTGGCTAAATGAGGTTGTGCCATCGGTGGCCATGCCTGCATTTAGTTGCTCGCGGAACGCCATTCCGAAAGGCCTAACTCTCAATTCCATCTCGCCGTAGCCCTTGCTTTGGGCGTTGTAGATTGATGCAAATATTGCGGTCATGAAGAATGTCTTCCCGGCCGGCACTGTCCAGAGCGCCATTTGGGATTGGTTGTTCCCGATTGACACCTGAGCCCTGACTGTGCCGCCCGCGAGGTCTTGTATCTTCAGGTCGCCAGTGTTCACCCCGTCGATCTCATTCAGGCCAGCAGTCAAGACTTCAATACGGAATATCCTAAGATAGCTATTCACGGTGAACACCGGGCTCACCCCGTCAAGGGTCATCTGTTCGCTGACCTCTGCATAATTCTCGTCGAGGCCATAAATCATGATGGTGTGGGCGCCAATATCACCAGGTGTGTCATTGGCCGACGTGCTCACCAGTTCAAGCTGTGCGGCAGCGGTCATCCATGGATAAAGCCCACCGCCATCCCATACGTCTTCGATCTGCCCGTTGTTGATCTGAGTGTTCTGTCCGAACTTCCGCAACTTACTCCAGCCAGGAACGTTGCCAAGGGCGAGTTCGGCATAGAACATGGCCGCCGGCATGCTGGGAAACGGGGTTTCGATGCTGGGGTCGGTGAATTCGCCATCTACGCCGAACCCCCCCTTGACCCGTTGGACCCTCGCCCCGTCAGCAACCCCACCATCATTGATCTCGTCGTCAGCGTACAGGCTGCCGGTGGTCGTGTTCGTGTTCAGCCGTGTGTTGTCAGCCATGATCCAACCTTTCACCGCGAGGGCCAGGGCGGGCGGGGCCGGACATACCCACCAGGGTGCTCCGGCCCCCGCGATTCCTAGCCTACGGTCTCGGCGGTCTCGATCAGAGTTTTGACGTCCAGCGGGTCCGGGACCATCTTGGTTTCCGGTCGCTTGGTGTCTTCATTGATGCCCAACTCGGGCTTGAAGCGCACTTTGACCTTGAACTCCTTCTCGCCGATCAACAACAGATCAGGGAAATCCTTCTGCAGGCGCTCAACTTCGTCAACCTTCAGGTGAACGATGTCGCCACACTCGACCGAATAGGCCTCATGGGTATTGACGCCCTTCTGGGTGTCCGATGGGATCGCTGCGCGGCTGTAGTTCCTGGTGAACTGAACCAACTCGGTGCCGAGCCCGCGCCGTGCGGCCGCCTGGGGGTCCACGCCCGCGCCCGCGAGCGTCGCCTTGGTGAGGTCGTCGACCTTGGCGCCCAGTTTGGCGATAGTCCCTTTGTTCTCTTCGCCGTCCGCCACAAGAGCCTTGTACTCTTTCTCGGGGATGGTGACTGTCTTCTCTGCCATTGTTCCGGCCTTCCTCTTGAGTTTGAAAGAAACAGGGGCGGGCGGTTATGCCCGCCCCTGATCACCCTGCAACCCTATCAGGCAGCAGCGATGTTGAACAGCTCCGCCTGGGCGGGGACCGTAGCGACCGGGAAGATCGGCTTGAAGTCTCCGCGCCAGAAGGCAACCAACTCGGTCGAGTCGCTCGCCAGGTGGACCTGCTGGCCGATGGTGATCCGGCGGCGGTTGCCAATGACAGCGCCCTCGGTGTTCACCGCGTAGGCCGCGGTACGGTTGGTGGTCACGTTGTCGATCAGACCGCTGGCGTTCATGTTTTCCGCGATGCGGCGGGAAACGATGAGGTCAACGCCATCGACTTGGGCCAACGAGCCACTGCGGACAGTAGCCTGAGGACCGAACTTGTCGATGGTCATCACGTTGGCATCGTCCAGCAGCTTCACGTAACCGAACACGCCCATCAGGTAGGCCACGGTCGCGGGATTGACGCCATACTCGCCCATGGCGGCACGCATGCCGCGCAGGCCGACAACGGTGGCCTTGGCGTTGGAATTGTCAATCTTGCTCGCGGGGCTTCCGGTGTACTGAGCCGTGAACCGGCGGATGCCGTCCCACAGATCGCGGGCATCGGTTCCAGCAGCGGCCAAGGGGTTGGCCTTGCCGAAGTGAGTACCACCGGTGTCGATGTTCGTGGGCTGGCCGTTGATGATCGCGTCTTCGATGGCCTCGCCGAAGTTGCGGGTGTGCTTCCGGTTCAGGATCGACAGGGTTGCGACAATCGCGTCCTCATCGGCTTCCTGGCTCAACCAATAGCGGCTGCGCAGCTTCTTGGCCGTCAGCGTGATCTTGTTCGACGCAATCGCGCCCGGGTTCACGAACAGTGCGTCAGCGTAGGGGTCGGCGTTCGAGTTATCGGTCACCTCGGAGACGATCACCGCTTCGTTGTCGTTCATGTCCAGGGGCAGCACCATCGTGGCCGCGGCCATCGATACTTCCTGGAACAGGCCAACGACCGGCAGGCCGATCTTGATCTGTTCGAACAGGTTGGCGCTGTACTGGGTCGGAATCCAGTTCACCACTTCGGTCGCGGTGTCAACGAGATCGCCGGCGGCCTTCATGAAGCTCTGGGCCAGGTACTGAAAACGCTTGTAGCATTTCAGGCCACGAGCTCCGCCGTTTTCCTCGTATTCGCGGATCTCAGCGGTGTTCTTCTGCGCCCGCATCATCGCATCGACCTGCAGGACCGTATCGGAGGCCTTCTGCAAGCGGCGGATAGCGATGTGCTGCGGGGCGTGGAACTGCGTCTCGTTGTCGTCTTCGGCGGTCTTGGTGAACACGCCTTCGATCAGGTTCTTGAGCGAGGGCTTGGAGCCTTCGGGCATTTCCTTGGCCGCGTGGTCGCCGTTGAACTCCATGAAGCCGCCGCCGAAGGAATCGAGGGCATCCTTCAACTCGCCGCTGGACTGGCCGAAACCAGCCACAAACTGGTTCTGCTGGCTGGCGCGTTCGGCCTTCTCCAGGCGGTCGGTGATCGCTTCGACGTTTTCCGCCATCTTGGCGAAATCGTCCGTCCGCTGCTCGATGTCCAGACCGGTCTTCTCCCGGTCCTCGGTCATCTGCGCGGTCAGTTCGGCAACGTCTTTCTTGACGCCATCGAACATTTCCTTGACTTCGGCCTCGGGGACAACCCGCAGTCCTTCGTCGTTTTCCAGTTCTTTACTCATCTCATCAACCTCCGTAAAGGGACACAACTTTGAACTTCTTTTCGGGCCTTCCATCCAGAGAAACGAGTTTCATCTGGGATTGCCCGCCGGGTTCAGACTGGTTCTGATCGTCCGGATCGTCCCCTTTCGCATGGTGAGCCGCCTTGATGGCGCTATCTATCATCAATCTTTTGAAATTGTCAATCGTGAAATCGTCCACGTTCTCGGGAATGATATCGCATCCGTTGGGATCGTCGCAGAACAGGGCAGCGGTTATGTCGTCCCCATAGGCGCACTTCATGGCCTTTTGCAATTCAAGGGTACTCTGCGGGTTCATGGCGAATGTCACCAAAGAAACCTCGCGCAGGATCAGCGCCTTAACGAATCTGAAGTTCGCCTCGACCCCGGTCCGGGGGTCCTTCATGCGCTTCATTTCAGTTTTGATAGGCATCCAGCCGATAGACATGGCCTTGAGCCTGTTTTTCTGCACCTGCATGCGGGCGAAATGGATCACATGGGCCAGTGGGTGGTTGGGAATCATTCCGTGCTCATCGAATGGGGAGTCAACGAAGCCTTCAACCTTCAGCCCACCGGCGCGGTTTCCCATGACCCGCTTGCCTGTGGCTACGACCTCGGCGCCTGTGATCTCTCCAACCTGCTCCCGGAATCCATGAAAAAACATGAGTTGGCGGCCGAATTTCAGGAATTCGTTGATCGTCTGCCTGGTGAACGCCTCGGGGGCAACAACATCGCGGCCAAGGTCCGGGTGGCCGGTGTTCGCAAAACCGTGGAATTTCACAGGGCGCATGAACGCATCTTCAGCGGACGAGTCCTCATCAGCCTTGAACTGGATGGGCGCATAGAGGTAGCCGCCGCCATAGTTCCGTTCGGCCGCTTGGTCGGTGAGCTTTTTCTTATCCCTGCGGCTCATATCGGTTCCCAAGGTCATGACTTGTCCCCTTCTCCCGGCGCCCGCACTTCATTGCGGACACCACACCGGCAGTTGATCGTGTTGTCAGCAGTGGCCCCGTTCCAACTATCTCCAGGGTATGCCAGTTTCTGGCCGGACACAACAAACAGTTCCTCGCCCGCCACAATGCTCAGACCGTGGGCCTCGGCGTGGTTCTTTGCCCCTGGCGGCGGTGGCCCGCGCCGGGTGACTTCATCAATGTGCGTCGACCACACTGATCTGACGTCGACCCCAGCCTTGCGGGCGGCTTCGGCCACATCGATTGTCGCTGCGTTGATCGCGGGCAGGATCTCGGTCCTGGCGATGGTCGCCGCATTGTTCCGCATCCCGTTGAAGTGCTTGGACACTCGAGCGGTCATTTCACGCTGAGTTTCACCAACGGCAAGCCCGTCACCAAGCGACCTGCGCAGGTCTAAGTATGACGTCCCCATCATCTTGCGCACTCGCTGCTCTTGGTTTGCCAGGCGGGCAAGAGCCCGGACAGGCTTAACGTCAAATACGGTCTCGATCTTCAGGGCCGCAAGGTTGGTCTGCACCGACCGCTCGATGGCATCCCTGATCTCATCGGACACCGACCCGACAACGGCCTTCTTGCCGTCATAGAACATGATGGCCTCGATCTGCGTCAGGATCTCAGAGTTGACCACAGATCTGGAGGCCAGACCGCTGACTTCCTTCTGGATGTCTCGATAGATGACCCTCAAGGCTCTTTCGATGCGGTTCTGCGACAGCCTGCGCGTGCGGTCGAACTGAAGCCTGAAGTCGTTATCGACCGCCTTGACCGTGACATTCATAGATGCTGCGGACTTGATCATGCCGCCAAGAGCGGTACCCGCTGGCAAAATTAGCTTGGGTTGTGAAATTAGGCCGGGAGGTAACAGCAGCTTAGAGTCATCATCTACGGGCTTGCCGCTGCCGTCCCCACCACCAAGCAACGCCATCGCCGCGGGCTGGTTGTTCAGGAACAAGGTGTCGCCCTCGATGCCCGGGATCGGCTCAAGGCCGTGAATCCTGGTTCGTACCTCGTTCGGGGTCATCTGCCCGGACTGGATGGCAATGGCCCCAGAGTCGAACTTCTCTTTTTGCGATGTCTGTAGGGCCGGCACCTCGCTCGCATCGAACCGGAGCCTAAGCGTCGGGTCATACTGAACCAGACCGGTGGCGTCCCATACAGATTCGATCCGCTTGCCGTAGCGCCCGAGAACCGTGTCCTCATAGGCCATTCGACGCACAGTCTCCGCAGTGGCCTTGTTGGCGAATTTCTCCGTGAACAACTCCGGCTTGTACCCAAACAGGGCGATGATCTCGTCCCGATGGGTGGTCAACTGGGTGTCCATCATCACGTCTTTTTGGAGGATGGTCTGCGGGTTGAACTTCAGCCCGCCCCAAAGGACTGCGATCTTTGCCGCGTTCTTACTGCCTGCGTACTGTTGCATGAAGTGATCGCGGATAACAATCGCGTCACTCTTTTCGATTGAATCCTCTTCGGTCTCCAGCGTTCCGGATAGGTGGACGCCCTGCTTGAGCACGTTCTGGTTGAACTTCCGCAACTCGGCATCCGTGATGATTGTCTGGATACCTGCAGCGGGAATGCCCTGGCCACGGAAGCGGCCGGCGGGAGAGAACGAATCGATGTGCACCACTTCGCTGGTGTCAAAGAACACCCGCGTGCCCGTGATGTTGTATTCGTAGCCAAGCAGGCCAGTTGACTCGGATGAGATCTTTTTCACGAACGGCGAGAACATGACATACATCTCGCCAGGCACACCCTTGGGCGTGTCAGGCCCGGGCGGGGTCAATGCGATGTACGCTTCACCGGTCAGCAGCAGCCAGGCGACCATGGATTCGACAAACTGATACGGGGACTGCAGGGGATTGATCCACCGGAACATCTTTCCGACAGGTGTTTCGTCGGCGCCCTCTAGGACTTCCTTGCCGTCCTCAAACCCTGTTGCCTGCATGACGCGCATGGGGATTGCGGCCAAGGCCGTGGCGGTCCAACTCGTGCAAATGAACACCCAAGGGTGGGTTTCGTAGAGCCTGGCGAGTGTCTGGAGGTTCTCTTGCGGCTGGTCGCTGAAGCTGTTTCCGAGTGCGGCCGATATCTCTGTCTGGCCCAGCACCTGATAGTCTTTGATCTCCTGAAGCCTCGAAGGCGAGATGCCGAGATCCTTGACCAGTTGGTTCATTGCCTGGGGCTGCATAAGCCGGAAGGCCATTTCACTGAGCTTTGTGCCCATGTCGCTTAGAGTTGTGTTCGCTGCCCGGTGTAGAATGCTGGGTTTCTTTGGCATTTATCCAACTCCTACAGTGCCGGCCTTGCGTCCCCACCAGGACAGGCAGGCGGCGATTCCAAGCTCACCGTGCGATAGTTCGCCCGTCTCCCTGCGCTGCTCTGCAGAACCCATAAATTCAATGAGGTCTGAATCGTTGTACTGATATCCCTTAAGGTCGTCAATGCTTTTCTTTCCTGCAAGTTTCAGTTCTCCCTTTGAAATCGCAATTTCCAACTCACTGAACATCAGCGGTTTTGTCAGCCCCGAGGTCGGGAATCCTGGTTTTCTTTTGTGAGGTTTCGTGTTTGCGTGATCCTTCAGCGCCTTGTTGACGTGCTTGTATACCTTTTTGGTCCCCCACATCCGCAGCAGGGTTAGGATCGTGTCACCGGGATAGTTCCGCTCCGGTATGATGATCCCGGGGTATCTCTTCTGCAACTCAACCAGTTTGTTTGCCTGAACTTCAAGCGGCGCCCAACCGCGCCATTCGTACACCTGCTCGCCGGTGTCTATGTCCGTGATGAAGATCCCCGCAGGGTGCCCGCTGGCGTCACCAGTGCTTGCATCGTGCCCGATGGAGTGCCTGTGGCCCGGTATCGCCTCCCTGAGCTGTGCCTTGATGACGAGATCCTTGCTCAGGAACACCGGCCGGCCAGAGTGCAGGAAGCACGATTGATCGTTCTCTGGGAATTCCACAATGAACACATCGCGGGCCGTGAGGTTACCCTGGGGCATCAGGGTCTCGATCTTGTTCCTGCGAAATTGGAGTTGTTCACGAGTTATCCCAAGGCTGGGGATAACATCCTCGCCGTCCGCGGGGTTGCCGTATTCGGCCACGTTGCAGGCCAGTGCCTCGATCTCATCCTCTGTCGGCTCGATCTGCTGGCCGTCTTCGATGGGCAGGACGTTGCGCACGTCCCACCACCATGGATAAAATCGGGCCTTGTAGGCCGCGCTGTCTGGGTTGGTCCTAGCATCGGTGTACCTGCGCTGGAACGAGTCCATCCCGTTGGGGGTTGAGTCGATGTAAATCTTCCCTTTTCCCACCGGTACGCAGTTGACGATCTTTGAGAACATCGCCTCGGCATAGGCATAGAATGCGAATTCGGTCAGGATCAGGTTGGTGATGACCCTGGACTGGCCCTTCTTCATGGCCACCGACTCACTCTGGCCGGCTGTCAGCACTTTGAACGATGACCCGAGGCTGTGGAACCTGAAGCTGCGCACGGTGTCTGTGGTGGCCTGTGGCCTGAATTCATCGGGGATGTTCTCATACTGGACCCGCACCACCTGATCGAAGATCTCGTCTGCCGTCTCCTGGTTGTGGGCAACCAGCTCCGCCTTGGTGCCTGGTATGGTCACCACGTCAAGCCAAGTGTCGGCGACGTAGATGGAGGTCAGCCCGGCCCGCCTCGATTTGAGTGTTATTTCCCTGTTGCGCTGCGTGAGGATGATATCCCGCTGCATGGGATTGAGGATCATGGGGACCGTTCGCTGCAGGTGCGGGTCCTCCACCTCGATCAGGGATTCTATCCAGTTGATTCTCTGTTGTCCGGCGATGGGCTTGGACATGTCGGGCAGGGTTGTGAGCTTATAATTCATCTTTTCCGAGTTCCTTTAGGGCCTTCCCCTCGCGGATTCGGTTCATCATTTCAGGGAAAGTCTCGTTCCTTGTGGGGTCGTTTTTGCCCAAGAAAAGGCCAACCTCAACACGGTCCAGATTGACGCCACACAGCTTGAGAAGGTCTTTGTCGATCTGGTGAACAAGAGCTAAAGCCTTCTGTGTGCCTATATCAAGGCACCTGTTGCGAGTGTCCAGGCTCTTTGATACGAAATCAGCCACGGCCTCGTCTTGGTTTCCAAGCAGGTCCTGCGCCATGCTGATCATGGTCTTTTTGAAGATGGCCACATCGTTGGTGATGGTCCGTCTTGATGGGCTATCGTGGTCCTTGGCCAGCATTTTCGCAATTACAGTCAGGGCAACGCCTTGCCGCCACAACTCAAATACCGCAATCCTGCGACTGTCCGTTGCCTTGACTGATGGGCGCCCCGTCTTGCCCATGGTAAATCACCGCCATTCATCAATAGATATCTAGTTGCGACTATGCGAAGATATGGGAAAATTCACGGCGCAAGCCTCCGGACCTGATAAACCTCAACCATCACGGTAGCACATTTCCCACAATCTGACAGCCTTCGGGTCTGCCTGCACGGCGAGTTGGGGTATATTACCGCGATCTGTTCAACCATCTTCGCAACCACGATACTTATGCGGCTGTCGAATTGAACGGGGTTCTCAATGCCTAACCGCGTGATTGAGGCCTTTTCCGTATGGATGACCTTGCCCCTTCGCTTGCTGTAGTCGATGCTCCCGAAGTTGCTGGTCTTTTTTCTGGTCATGCCGGCCTCAATTCAGCTTGTTCGCCTCTTTGGCCATTTCGTCCACGTATGCCAGGTACTTCTTTGTGAGCGCCTCACCCCATTCGGTTCCCTTCATCGCTGCGTAGGCCTTTACCAGGTCCATGACGATGCTGACCGGGATCTTGACTGCGACCAGCTCCAACTCGCCGTGGCCGTCTGCAGTCATGACCTCGGACTTCACTTTCTTGTACACCCCCGCGGCGTGGCCTATGCCTGAGTTGTTTGCGATCATGACCTGATCTACGACCAGGGCCAGGGGGGCGATGCAGATGATTGCCTGTTCCTCGGGCGTGAATGGGTGTTTGGTGGTCATTTGGTCTCCGTTTCCGCTGAGATATGATTAGATTTCCTGAGTTCTATTGCCGCATTCAGCCCCTCTTCCCAGCAGGTCACGCAGAGCCTCATAAACCTTTTGTTTTTCACGTTTGTGTCCTTCTCGTACAGTAGAAGATCCTCGGCATTACCCGGGACATCGAACCCAACGAGATCGAAACTCCTAAACCCGCAGAGGTGGCACCAATCTTGTCCTTTTTGCGGGTAGAATTTTGTGTCCGACATATCTTTCCCTTTCATTTCCGGTTCGTTTCCGGCCCCGGGGCGAGTCGGGGCCGTGATTCTACTTGTGCGCGTTCTGGCGTGGCGAGTCCTGCGGGCCACCCCTCCGGTCCTTGGTTTCGACCTCCACCTGCTCGTCTGCTACTTCCTCTAGGCGGTTGATATCAAACCCCTGCGTACCGGGCACCTTTCCATCCTTGTCCACTGGCGGCTGAAGGCTGAGAGTATCGCATCCCGTAAGCCATTTATGGTGCCCGGTCGCAACCCCTTCAAAGCCAGTAACCTTATCCCGGTACTTCTTCCCAAGCTCGATCTTCATTGTCCGTTCCTTCCTCTACAGCGAAACCGAATCAGCGTCGAATACGATGATTCCCTCTTCTAAGGCATTGATCAGAGTGTAGATCAGCCAATCGCGCTGTCGACCTTTCCAATCTGGTGGCGCGGTGTGGTGGCTGTCGTGGCACATCTTACAGAGGGGCATGGACAACAGATCCGGGGCCTTCATGCCGGCGCCGCTCTGGTTGAAGTCGCCCTTCAAATGATGCGGGACGCTGGGACCTGGCCTCGAGCATCCTTGACAGGGCTGCCTCTTGATCCATTCCAGGTATTTCGGTTCTTTGCGGTTCATTGGCGAACCCCCGTGTTGAACATGCCTTCAATGATGGCGTCCCTTTCGGCCGTGATTGATATCATAAAATAGTGGGCCGTCTGCTCGATTAGCAGCCTCTCATGGTCTCGCCTCTCCCAAGCCCGCATCTCCCGGGCCAATATGACCACCGCCACGATTGCGAAATAGGCAATTAGTAGATTAAGCACAGTCATCGCCTCCGATCTCAGGGTTGCACCTGCAGTTGATCGTCTGGAGCCGCTCGGGTGGGTCTGGCCACTGGCCGGATGGCATTATGCGGCCTTCAGCCACGAACGAGAATTCATAATCAATCATCCCGAATTCGTCGGTGTACCAGAGTTTGAATATCTTGCCCTTCCACCGCTCAAGCCTCATGGGATCAGTGGGGGGCTGGCGCCGAACCAGATACGAAAGCCACAGAGCCCTAATAAATTCTCTCATTGGACATCATTCCCTTCCTCAAAAAACTTGTCCCAAGGGGTAGGCACCCCATCGGCGTTAAAGCCTCGAACCCTGCTTATCGAGTTCGTTTTGCCCGACATCAAGATGTAAGCCGATGGGACTGAAACATCTGCCCTGGTTTCAATCTGGTAGTGATGAGCGTCGGCGTGACCAGCCCAGCCCAAATGGACGAACATGTCAGCGTTGACCAGAATCAGAAGTGCAGACAGTACAGAGGGCTGGTCTGCCGGCGGCACCGATTTAACCACCGCCATAAGATCCGCCGGCAACACGTCAGACTCGATCTCGATGGGTGGGCACGTCGCGCAGCCGGTAAGGATGCAGAGCGCCATGATCGCTATAATTCCCTTTTTCACCTTTTTGCGCCTCCTGTGTTTGCGGTATCGGCCTTTATGCTATACGTTCGACTCATGCCTGATTTCAATTTAGATCCTTCTCAGTGGGTGTCAGCCTTGAACGAGGCCAACAATACCTTACCGTTCTGGATCGTCCGCGCCCTGGTCATCGGGGCCTTGGCTCGCTGGTGCTGGGAGCCCCTTACTCGCGGCTTCGTAAATATCACCATCGGCATCTCTAACATCATTCGCGCTTTCCGAGGCATTCGTTGACATACACCAACATCAACCAGCGCCACCACCTCCACCGCCGCCGCCTTCACCGCCAATGGGGTCGCCATCCCACGGCCATTCCGGATCGTTTACCCATTCTTTACATCTGTTGTACCAATTCCAAACCCTGAAAATGTAGTGGTTCACTTCTACAACCAGGGGATCGTCGGGGCCGGCGGTGTAAGCTACCGGGTTATCGTCAGAGTCCCTCAGTATAAGAACAGCGGTGTCCTCGTCGGCTTGTGCCACCCCCGCGATCAAACACAGGATGGCTAAGAGTATCATCAGTCTCATTGTTATCCTTCCTCCCTTTCAAACACGGCCACGGTGTCTCCAATGCTCAGATTCGCCACCGAAAAGTCATCAGTAGAGATAGACACCTCATGCGGCATGGCGGCATTCATACACACCCTTGTCCCCACTATTTTCCCCACCACAATCGGCCCTTTCTCGCTGGCGAGGATGGCTTTAATGGCATCAATTCTACCAATCCATGCAACGGCTTCATCGCCACATTCAAATTGAATATGCTGAAGCGCCCCGACCACCGCCTTGAGGCGGGAGAGCTCGGTGTCCTTCTCTCGAATTCGCCCTGCCAGACCGTCACACTCACCATCGAAGTCATCTACACGGCGCCTCAACTCCTTAATCGTTGATTCTTGC